TGTAAGTATGCGCTGAGGAGCATTGCTGTGTGTTGCAAGTTATCCGCAGGGTGACCGTATTGAAGCCCACGGTCACGGATCGTATCGGTGGCTGAGAGTAAGATTTCATTAGCGCGCATCTTGTGTCATTCGCTGATAATTCTTGCCTACTACAACGCCTTCGCGCTTGCCTTCATTAAAGCCTTGTGACCACCCGACTACATACCACAGCACATTAGCTGCTAACAATAGAACTATGATTGGCATTTCCATTTTCGTACCTATCTGTGCCAATGCCCTTGATTGGCTACAGACTTAGAGTCTCATGCCTATCTGACAATGTCTAACACTTTTAGGTAACGAAACGATAACGATTATCGAGGTCTGCCGTAAGACTTTCCAGACACAATGAATGTGCCATCCTTTTCAATGTTGATTAGATCAACTTGCACCTTAGATCCATGCACATACATGATGGCGAAAGCCTGTTGCCAGTTGGCTGACCCTTTCGTGTAGTGGGCCTGCTTAAAGTCCATGAGATTGCCTACCTCGACACCATGCAGAACACGCCCTATACGGCCCCCAGAGGCCTCTGAGAAGGCTGATCTACCTGCTCTGTGTGTATGTCCTGAGATGACATTCTTGCCGTGCCTACGGGCTGCCTCTAGGGCTGATAGACCCCCTTGTGGCTTGATAGGTGTGTGGTCACCATGGACTGCAATCCAGTTAGGAGCAATAGCCATAGGGTTCTTGTGGAAGGTAATGCCTAGTTCATCGAACTTCATAAACTTCTCAAAGCGCAGCTCTGGCAATGCACCGAAGGCAGGCACTTTAGCCATGATGATGTTATACAGGCGATCTGTGTGATTGCTACGAATGCAATCTGTAACGCCTAGATCCCAGAGCAGTTGCACTGCCTCATTGCGATCATCGTCTAAGGTCTGGGCATAACTGCCCATGCGACCTTCTTCCCACTTGCTTATTTGTGGTAGGTCAATCTCATCGCCTATTGTGACAACTTGATCTGGCTTAAACTTTTGGATGAAACTAGCAAGGTTACGGGTTGCAACCCTGTCATGGTAAGGGACTTGTAAGTCCGAGACTACGACTATTCGCTTAATCGTCATCCTCATCTTCGTAATCGCCAAAACGCTCTGGCTCGATTGGATCAGGCAAGATCCAAGCAGGGTAAGCGGATCGCTCTACGATGATTCCTAAAACAGTTTCCTCATCAAAGCCTGCTCGCTTTAGACTTTGAGCGAACTCATACATCCCAATGCAATAAGCATCAAGAGCTGAGTAATCTTGCTCAACTAGATTCTTAGTCGCTTTTCTTGCCATAGGAAAATGTTACCTGTCAAGTAGTATGTTATAGATCTCATCGACTCGCGTGTTGAGTCTTTTGATCTCAGACAACAGATGAGTAATTACATAGCCAGACAAGCCACCGAGTGCTGCAATGGTGGCAAGGTAGAGAGTAAAGAAGTCGGACTGTGTCACTTCTTGATGCCCATAGCAGGATCGTTAGCGTTTAGGTAACGAAGCACCGGTGGGATAACAGAAGCAATGCCTGCTGCAATGAGTGCCTTTGGATCTGACACTCCAGCTGCTGCCATTGAGATAACTGCTACTAGGAACGCTCTAGCCCATGAGCCTGCTGCTGTCTTTAGTTCATTCATTATTTTCCGCCTAACATAGATACTTGAAAAAAAGCCCCGTCATTATCAGCTTCTTTCTTAAAGCTGACATGGCAGTGCTTAACATGTTTGTTCGCCCCTGTGTATTTGCGCCACTTCCAGTTAAGGACTTTCGAGCAGATGTGTCCATCAAAAATGATGTAAGCAATACGCGTGTCTGCTTTTGACTTTGATAAGATACGAAGCTGATCTGCAAGATCGCCCATGATGTCTGGCTTTGACCCTTTAAATAAGTCACGATCGATGTCGATGGCACGAACCCAACCCTGCTCATCTGGATTATGATCTGACTTGCGAGCAGCGTGTCGGGTATCACCGATCCAACCATCCGATGTGCGGTCACGATCTGGGAATGAGTCATCGACCTGTTCGCGTAGTTGGCTTGCAGATCTAGATAGTCTTGGCTTCATCTGCTAAATAAGCTTGATAATCAGAGTTGGCTGGATCTGTTGGAAACCAAGTCTCTCGACCATCTTGGTCAATGCGCTTAATTACCTTGTTATCAAAATCTATGTTTATTACTTCATAAGTCGGTTTCATCTTACAACTCCGCACTAAATAGAATTACAGAACCATTACCAACATAACCAATAGGAGTTCCGACTAGCCCACCTGTGTAAGCAAATTGCAAAGCAGTTGTGTTTGTGCTTCCGTTTTGCAAGCTAGGTGTTGCATTTACTACTGTCAAAGCAGCTAATCGCACCTGTGGAGTACCACTCAATAAAGTGTAAGAAGCTGATGTTCTCATGGATACAGGATGAACAAATCCAATACGACCTGCGCCACCGCCAAAATCTAAACCGTAATAACAATCAAAGTTATCGCGCAGAGTCCATGCGTAACGCTGACACGCGGCTAATTCTCCTTGAAGTGTTGCCCCATTGGTACGGAAAGGCAAGGCAACGCTTGAAATGTCAATCTGAAATCCAGTAACCTCGACATAATCATTTGCACCTGCGGTACCAGTTGGAGTGTATTCACAATAAATGCCCATTTCTGTTCCTGTTGTTGGCATTGTTCCTGTGTATGTGTAGCGTGTCCAAGTTGTTGTCAAAGCCTGTGAATTAGAAATGAAAGAAGATGAACCTGTATAACCTGACTGTAAGTTTTGGTCTGTACCTGTACCGCTGCGAACCTGTGAAATAAAACTAGAACCGCCTGAATAGTTTGCTCCCACTCTCGCATAAAATGACAATGTTACAGTTTTACCAGCATAAGGAATAGAGTTTATACTTTCCATAGATTGTGAAATGCTAATAGCACCTGTTGCTGTGTTTCCACTATCTCGCTGCAATCTAAGGCAATACTGTATGTTCGGTAAGTTTGTAGTGTCACTTGTCGCCTGTTGGCTAATTGTACGACCTGTGTTTGCCGAGAAGTAATACCAGCGGTCTAGTGTGTATGCACTAGCGGTAGTAAAAGAAGTGCCTCTTTGTGCTACTTGGAAAGATGAATTAAGCACAGGATTAGGTATTGGATTTCCTGCCGTGTAGCGCAAGCCTGTCGAAGTAGAACTATCTGCTACAAGTGTTTCACCGTTGTTACCTACTGCTAGGCGATTTACTGTGTCGGCAGCTGTGCCTGCAATCAAGTCACCTTTAGCATCTACAACAGTTTTAGCAACCATTGTGCCCATTGTGGTGTCGATAGCATTGCCTAGTGTGCGGATGGCTAACGCGCCATTTTTTACCAGATCCGTGTTATCGGGTTCTGGCCATGAATATATAGGACTTGTTGCCATTTAAGATAGTGCTCCTGTCGCGTTGTTCCAGATAAGTGTAGCATTTGTGGTTGCCCATGTTATTGTGCTAGGGACTACTGTGTCCCATTGTGTCGTTGATAGTGAGAACTCTGTAGCTGAAATGTAAAGGGTGATCTCGACATAACTAGGTGTGGCCCTTAAAGCTACATTCTCTACAAAGCCCTCAAAAGTGCCACCCAAAAGGTTACTTGGTAGGTTGTTGATCAGCATAGGCTGTCCGAAATAAACACCAACAAGGCTGTCAAGCATTGCCGTGGTCATGTCTGGATTATCTAAACGAAAGGTTATTGCTCCCAATGAGCCTTTAGGTACTCGTCTAAGGTTAAGCTCTCTAGTGGCGATCTGAGTAATATCTACAAGATTTTTAATGTTAGAGTCGAACGAACGCTCAAACAGCCCATAAGCGGCTATAGAGTCTGTATCTGAGGTGCTGTAGGTTGAAGCGTATCCTGTGGCGTAGCGATAGATAAGGCTGTTACGGATGCGAGCAATCTGAGTTGTTGATTTGATAGAGGATGGTGATGCGAATGAGCCATCGAGGAAAGTATAGCCATTTGCTGCGAGAGTGTTAGATCTGTGATCTGCATCGTCATAAGAGACATTTCCATCCTTTTCCTCGTATAACTGACCTAGTGCGCTAGTAGCAATCTGGTCTGCAAGGGTCTGAGACTTGGCAGAAGCACTAGCTGCAAGGGCAATCATTGTGTAGAAGCCTGAGTCGATAGTGCCGATATAAGACTCGGCATCATCCCATGTCGTAGTCGCAGGATAGGTAGCCCATGTAACTGTCGGTGTGACTTCATTCCAGTTATAGTTAAGGGCTGAACCTAGAATGGCTGCAATCTGTGCGCCATCTAAGCCTTCTGCAAGTGCTGTGTTATAGACAACCTTTGTCAGTTTAGCAAGGGAACCAATGCCAAGAATTGTGCCAGTAGTGATATAGCCAGTTTCCTCTGGGCTTCTGACTCCGATGTTAAAGTCTGATACTTCGCCACCAAATACTGTGACATAAGTGCCACTGCCATTCTTCAGTTCTAGAGTTACTGGCTCTGTGACATTGATTGTAAAGTCTGCTCCCGTAGTGTTGATAATTTCGACTTGGCAGTAACCTGCTGTTGCTTGTCGATCAATGTCTAAGCGACCAGATGCAAAAGAGACAGAGGTAACAGTCGTATAGACATCATCACCTACTGTAACTCGCCATTCTGGAAGCCATGTCATACCGAGATTAATCCTCTGAGTGTGCCTCGATAGTTAGCCTCAACCAATACATTCTCAATTGCCTCTGCAATGGCGTTTGGATCACCAATGCCAGTATTGACAGTAACGCTGTAGTTATACTCGCGACCATTAGGGCTGATGCCTGAGATCATTCCCTGATCAGGCGTAAATTCTTTAAGGTTAGGTTGGATCTGAGTTACTACACCACTTAGTGCTGCAACATTGGCATTAGTCTCGGCAATAGTTGTTGCTGGAGTCAAGCCTATTGTGCTTGGTGCTTTAGTTGCTGGCAATGTCTTAGAGCCAGTAGAAGCAAGATTGATCAATCCTAGTAAGCGTAAGGCTTCATTAAGGTTAGCAAGATTTATAAGATCCTTAGGCATTAAAGTATCTAGAATAGACTTGATATCTAAAAGCTTGACATTTTGCTGACCAAGAGTGCCTAGAAT